TACTGGCGGTGGAATTAAGGACACCATACTACCAGGAGAGCATGAATCTGGAAACCAAACGCAACATCATAAAGAGGACGCTCCTGTGGCACACCAAGGCAGGAACTCCGAGTGCGGTATCAGAACTGATAGAGATTGTATTCGGGGAAGGCAGGACAGAGGAATGGTTCGATTACACCGAGGGTCCATACACCCCCGGAACATTCGACATCATAACCAATGCCAGAATGACAGAGGAAATGGCAAATTACTTCCTCTCCATCATTCAGAGAGTAAAGAACACCCGCTCCCATATCCGCAGGATACTGGTGGAGCGAGAAATGGAGATGCATGAGACAGTGGCATCCGGGGTGGTCAGCAGTCCGAAAGAACAGGTGCTGAACCACCACCAAACCACAAACGATTACACCATGCAGGAGACGGCCGCATCAGCCGTAACCTCCGCACCGTCCAGAACGGTAACAAACCACCCGGAAGGACGCACCGGAGATATCGGCATGGAAGGGAACGCTGCAGCAGGTGCAGTAAGTTCCCCGCATGAGACTATCGGGAATAATGTCAACCCACGCACAGGCACGCTGTCGGGCGGTGTGAGCGGTTTTGCAGCGATAGTGGTAAGAAACACCAAGACCACAATTCTAAACGGAGCACAGCGAACACAGGCAAGCGTACACGGCACTGTGCCGAGGGTGGCAGTGGGAATGGCATCACATTCCAAAATAACAACATAAAGGAGGAACAACGATGGCAGGAGTATTCAAAGAAGCAGTGCTGACAGCCAAAGGAATCGCCCTGCTCGCCAAGGCACAGGCAGGAAGATGCACAATCAAACTGACCAAGGCCGCAACCGGAGACGGATCATAT